CGGCGCAGTCTCGATCACGAGCGCCAACGGACCATCTTGGGGCTGAGGCGCCGCGTCGAGCTGGTCTCGAGTGCTCCCGTTTAGCGTCAAGCGATCGTCAGGGATCGGCATCAGGTCGAGCACCGGCGGCGTCAGGAACCAAATCGAATCCAGCCACGCGCGCGCCGGCTTGAAGAAATTGATCGACGCGGTCGCGAGTAATATCGCCGCCCCCTGGACCGCCTGACCTTCCTTCAGGTTGATCACCACGCGGAACACCGCCCAGCCCTGGCTGGCCGGATACGCGTTGCCGCCCCAACTTGCCTGCCCCTCCAACAAATCGATGTCGGCCCACCCGAGCTGGCCGAGCGCGCGCTTCACCGCGAACGGTGTGCCGCGGAATCGGTGCAACGGAATCGCAACTTTCAACAACTCGCGTTGCACCACGTGCGTAAACACGGCCGGCACGACCCCTTCTGCTTCGATCAGATTGTCGATATCGATTAGCAGATTGATATTCGTGAGCGCATCGACGCCGCTCGGAATCGGCTCAACCAATTGCCACAACGGTGAAAGGACATCGAACTGCCATGCGAGGAAAGGCAGCGCGCTGTCCGGCACTGAATCGATTCGATAGACCAGCATCGGCACCAGGTCCAGCGCGCCGAGCCGCTCGATCAGGGCTAGCAGCGATTGGCTGCGCAGATCATTGATCGACGGCGCCGCGGAGAGTTCCGCCATCAGCTCTCCTCCGCGCTGAATCCCTGCGCCAGCGTAATCGCCGTGCAGTTCGCCCACTGTCCCGCTGAAAGGTGCTTGTACGACGGCGTATCCAGCACCACTTCGTAGACTCCCGGCACCGACAACGCCGCGATCAACTGGCTCGGCACGATATCTCGCTGAATCTTCGCCGCGAGGTCGATCGCGAACTGCTGAGCCGCGCGACTCGCAGCCGCTATAGTCTGCGTAGGATCCGCGTCCGCATACAGCGTTATCGTCGCGTGGATCTGGTAGTCCACTTCGGTGACTGCCAGCGCGTTTACCGTGTCGGTTAGCGGCCGCACCACGTCCGAGTTGACGGCGGCCTGTACTTTCGCGAGTAGCCCCGCGCTCGCGACGCCGGCGGTGTTCGGCGCTGATGCTGGCTGAATAGTCACTGGCCCGGTGAGTACATACACGTTGACCGTGCCCGGGACCGGACTGACTATCTGCGCATCGACAATTGTGGGGTCGGCGCCAATCGCAAAAAATCGGTACGCGCCCACCGGACCCGCCGAACTGAACTGATTCGGCGCGGCCTGGATTCGCGTCCGCAAATGATCATCAGTCTCCGGTGCCGATCCGCCCGCCGTCGCCGTCGTATTGCTAACGCTCGCGATCAACGCACTAGGGTTGATCTGTACGCTGACCTGGCCCGCCAGATAGCCGTTCGCCGCACCCCCGGCCACAGTTGCCGACGCGATCGCGCTGCCCATAGTGGCAGTTGGCGCAATCACCACGCTCGCCGTCGTCGCGAATGCGAAATGCCCGTCGCTGGTGCCGACCAGGGTGCCCTTTGCAATCGTGAACGGTACCGTGAGCGGTCCGGTCAGAGTGAACAGAATTGTCGTGAGCGCCGGTTGCGCCGCCAATCGCGTCACCCCGAGCAACTGCCCGAGGTAGTCGAGCATCGGGAACATCGCGAACGCCAGCAGATTTTGTTCACCGGCAAACTGAATCGCGTTTCTGACTAATGACTCGCGATACGCGTATAGATTAATGAGTAGTCGTTCGACTTGCGCCGGCTGCAGAGTCCGCCCCGATGCGGCCTCAAATTCGGCAACCATGTCGGCCAGGATCAGATTCGGGTCCAACCCGTCGGCATCGTTAACGAACACCGGCGGCGGCAGCGATGGAATACCTGCGGCCATTTTTCTCAAAATCCTTTCCGCATCGACGATGCGGTTATTCGCTATCCGCCCGCTCCGGGAATACTAACTATCGTGCTTTGAAGCGGCGTAAGCGTACTACCTAGTTTGAGTTGCCAATTCAGTGTGACATCGATATGCGCGCCGGACTGCGCACCGCCATCGTTCACCGGCTGTGCCGTCACCGACACTAACGTTACGCGCGGTTCCCATCGCGTGATCGCCGATGTCAGCTCGCTGACCATCGCCGGCAACGCCGTATTCATTGGCTGATCGATGTAGCGCCAGATGTTCGAGCCGAATGTAGGCCGCAGCGGATCGGTGCCCTGCGGAGTCGTAACAATTATTCCGAGGCACTGCTCCACGTCGGCGATTCCTTCCACGATCTCGCCGATCGCTCCAAGCTTGAGCGACCAATCGGCCGACCTGATATCGTCGAGCGTGATTGCGCCACTCAGCATCGTTACCCCGCCACCACGTCGCTGCTTGCTGTTACGATTGTGCCGCTTAAGACCCCGCCGTCGTCGTCCTGCACCCGCACCGAATCTCCCAGGCGTGCCACTCCCGCCAACTCGCTGCCGCTGCCGAGCCGTACCTGTCCCGCCGCTTTGATCGTGATATTGCCGCTGCTGTCGATCGCGATTTGCGCGCCGCCCGACGTCAGATCGAAGGTGGCGCCGCCAGGTAAATCGATCGTCATCGAGTGATTGCCGCCGTCATACGTCATTTCGGCGCCATCATTGAACTTGAATTCCAGCACGTGCTCGCCGCGATCGTATTCCACGGTCGTTCCGTCCTGGAATCCCAAATGCATGATGTTCGCGTTGCTCACCGGCGGAGTATCGGCGCTCGAGTAAATCGCGCCGAGCACCGCCCCGGCCTCATCGCGAACATCCATCAGGCAAACCACCTGCTCACCCACGTCGGGCATCCAGTAGAATTTGTCATTCTGGGTCTTCGCGAAAACCACCGACAGCCACCACGACACGACTTGGTCGTAGTCCGGGAATACTACTCGCACTTTTGCCCGCGCGACGTCCTGCTCCTGAACAATACCTACTCGGAACGCCGGCATCCTCGAGTACATCGGTCCATCGTATGCAGCCAGGTCTCTCATCGTTCCACGTCCAACAACTCCGCGTTACTTAGTTGATTACTCACTGCACTAGCCGATCCGGGTTCCTACAATAGATGTCGTATAGCCACTTGCGCGCCCAATGTGATGCTGCGCCGACTCGATCTGATAAACGCCGTCAAGCGCCTTCCATCCGCTCACTAGTACGTTGTTCCCCGCTACCAGCGTCGTTCGGCCCGGACCCTCGATCCGCGCTTCGACCGATGCCAGGTCATGCAAATGGAGGGCGGCCTGCGCCTTGAGCCACGCTTGCGATCCGTCTTCGCATCGAGTCACGATCTTCAGGACGTCGTCGCTTGGCGTCGTCTGAGCCTCGCTCGCGCTATTCGTGATCAGCGCCTTCGTGTCAGGATCGAAGTACGAGACTTTCGCCGTGCTGTAGATACGTCGGGTCTGATTCTTGAACGAAAATGCCATCACATCCGGGCGCGTGATAGTCAGCACCGCCGGGGTCTGCTCCAACGGAAGACGAGCGTAAAAGATGAGCTGGGAACCGCGAATCGTGAAATCGTAGCCGTGCTCAATTGCGAGTCTCTTCAAGAACTCGAGATCGGTTTCGAGTCTCTGCGTGATCCGCCCAAATCCGACGTCGCTCTCTTCCGATTGCGCTGCCGCAATGAACTCCAATCCATACTTTGATGCGATCGTCTGCGCGATCTGAACTATAGTCTGATTCTCATACGCCGCGGTGTGCCGAGTCCTCATTGCCGGTATGACGTACGCCGCCAGGCACCGAAGTCTCATCACGTCGGGCGGCCCGTCCAATTCCAGTTCGTCCACCTGAAAGTCTCCACAATTCAGCAACTGCTCGCCGCGGTAGCCAATCTGAAGATTCACCATGTCTCCCAGGGCCGGATACCACGGGCCTTGCCAGCGTCTCTGACTATCTTCGACTTGTATTTCAACTTCGCCCGAAGCCGCACTCAGTCGGTCTGTGTAGCTAATCGCGAGTACCATGTGAGATACGTCGGCGGTAACATCACTTCCATTGTATGTGAGTATCCACTCCGGCGAGCGGACTGAGTATGTCGCCACCGCCGCCATTACACCGCCGCGGCTTTTAGCCGCCAGGGCGGCAGATCAGAACTGACTACCGCGCTTTCCATCAAAACCGGAATATCGATTCGGATGCCCGCCTCAAAGACCGGTTCGATTACTACTTTGAAATTCGCACTGATTATTGGCGCATACTTAGTGGCGTCCCCGTAGTACCTATATGCGAGCAAGTCCCATCGTTCACCGTCGGCGGTGATGTGAACGATGAACTCCGACTGCGCACTCATCGCGCAGCGCTCCGTACGATACTTGAGGCCAGTACATCTGTCGCTTGAAGCTGAGGCCCCGTCGCGCCAGATGCTGCCCGCAGGCTCAGCAGCGGAGAGACTCCCGGCAAAGCTCGATCCGATTTCGTGGATGACGCTGTCGACCCCTTCGACGCGAGCCCGAGTGTCGGCAACCCTGATAGCGACAAAAGGTCAAGTTCGGTTAATGCCGCCCACTCTTTCAGCGATAACGCGGCTGTAATCGCGATCGGTGTGCCAGACGCGCTCAATTGCTTCGACCGCATCGCAAGCGACTCGATCACGTAAAAGCCGCGAAATCCTCCATTACCGAAGACCAGCGGCAATGCGCGATGCGCCGCGGCCGTCGCTCGTAGCAACGACATTTGCGCGCCCGGATCTGTGAATGATGCGTGCAACATCATTTCAAGCTTCAGCCGTTCCAGCCCGTTTCCAACCCATTGTAGCCGCGGCTTGCTTTCGATTACGCGATGCTCGGCAAAGTCGTACTCGCGCACCGAGTCAAACGTCTCGGGTGATCCGATCACCTCGAATAAAATGTCGCCTAACACTGCAAACAATGGAGGCTCCTCAATACACTGCGCGCTCGCGGCGCGCGGCTTCCTGCTTCACTTGCTCGAACAGTTGCTCGCGATGTTTGCTGAGCGCCCCAATCACCTGGCGTTCGATGTCGCCGTGAGCCGGAGCACTATGAATGATCACTGTCGGTGAAGAGTTAATGGAAATTCCGCCGCTCGCACTTTCTGCACTTCGCGACGGTCGCGTGCTCGCCGGCTCCGCGAATTCCGCACGCTCGATCCTGGGCGCCGCGAGAATGTTTGGCTTGAGAGAAGTCGCTGCCCCAGTGTTGAAGAGCGCTCTATGGCTGCGAAGACCTGTCGCCTCGATCTGCGACATTGA